GACCTGGCAATTGCCCGCCCGCAGATCGTTGCCGAACCAGCTCACGACCAGCGAGACATTGCCGACATTCGGCAGCGTGTCCTGCAACTGATCCATCGCCACCGCCCAGTCGGTGACACCCGCAGCCGTGTTCTCGTTGACCGGCTGCCAGCTGCCGCCGCCCTGACCGAGTTGAACTTCGGTCGTATCGTAGACGAATTCGCCGGACCCGGGAATTACCGTCACCGACCTGACGGTCTGCTCAAAGCCATCCAACCCCCGGAATACTTCGAAAGCAAGCTGCGGAATGCGATTGCCAAAGGCTGCCAACGGCATTGCCTCGAACACGACATAGGCAAGCCCCTTGTGGGCCGGGGCAAGGCCCGCCCCCTCCTTGGCCTCGATGAGGCTATCAGGCGACTGCTGCTCCGTACCCATATGGACACGATACGTATGGCCTGCGAGATTGAGTATCTTTCCATCCGCCCACACGGTGCCGATGCGGGTTATGGGGCCCTCGCAAAGGCCCACTGCGAAATTGGCGTAATAGCTGTAGCTCGTCACCTTGGGGTTTGTCGCCCCGCCGCCACCGCCGAGCCCCTTGCCGCCGCCAGTCGTAGAAACAACTTCGTCAAAGTTGGTCGCCCAGATGACTTCGCCGGCAATCCGTGCCCGTCCATAAAGCCGGGGGATGGGCGCTCCCTGGCGCGAGGCCATAACCTGCAAAGAGGCAAGCCGCGGGCCATTCATCACCCGGCCCTGACCGCTCGCGCCGAACAGAGCGCGGTCGATATATTGCCCCGCCAGCCCGCCGAAGGCACGGCCCACAGCAGCGCCGCTGATCGTTGCACCAAGGATCGAGGCCGAAGGCAGCAGCGCGCCCCCAAGAGCGGCGCCGGCAAGTCCGAGGGCGAGCGTGGCCATGTCGTGTGCTCTCCAATTGGGCGGGACCATCGTGCGCCGGGTGCGCCGTGCCCGCACTCGACGTGAGCGGCCAGTTCAGTCGATAACACCTGGCAATTCGAAGGTTCCCGCGATCCGCCGCCGCCACCATGGGCTCAGCGCGACCTCGCTTACCGGCACACCTTCCTGGGCGTGGATCATCGTCGCCGGCCCGGTGAGGATGGCGGCGTGCTTGGCGATCGCTTTCTGCCGTAACCGGAAGATAATCACGTCACCGGGCTCCGCGCTGGCCAGCGTTGTCGGCAAAAGATGGCGATGCGCGGCCTGCAGCAGCGCTTCCCGGCCCGTCGCTTCAGCCCAATCCCCCGTATACGGCCCAGGCACTTCGGGGATGTTGTCGTAGAGCTCGCGCCACACCCCTGCGATCAGCCCGATGCAATCGCAGCCGGCCCCCTTCACGCTCGCCCGGTGATGATAGGGCGTACCCAGCCACCCGCGCGCCAACTTGAGAATAGCCGCCCGGGTCACAGTCATTGGAACCGGCTCCCGCCGTTGTTGTTGCCGTCGCCCGAATTGGGATACGACGTGATGAAATCGTTTCCCGGAATATAGGGGCAGCCGCGAAAATTGTTGCCGTTACCAAACTTGGTGCGGCAGGTGCGGAACTGCTTGTCGCAACCGGCACCGACGGTGAACGTGTCGCCTGCCGTGATCGCCCCCACCATGTCGAGCCAGATTTCGAGTGAATTGCCCGCAGGGCTCTGCCAGTGCCGCTTGACTTCGATGGCACGCCCCCTGTTCGCGCCACCTGTCCAAGTCAAGAGCCCGCGCCCGAACCATCCCGTGGCGAGCGCATCGAGCCCGGCGGCCGAAAAGCTCCTCGGATCGATCAGTGTCGCGACTGTTCCGCTCGCGGTGAATTGCGGCGTCGACAACACCACCCCGCACCGCTTGTCGCCCAGATCGGCATCGCACGAATACTGATAGACGCGTCCTTGCTCCTGCTGCAGCGCATCGGCGAGCCCCCGGACTTCAGCGGCAAAGGCAGTGACACCACGCTTGACCTCCCCGATCGTTCCCAATCGCATCAGCAATCTCTGATCCGGAGACGCCCAATTGACCCGGAACACTTCAATCGCCGCGTTGTCGTAGAGTCCAGCCGCCAGATCCTCGCCACTCAACCTATCGGATCGCAGCGCCCCCGAAACCTCTAAATTGGCCACGGTCAACCCGATTTCGCTGTGCATCTCGGTGGTTGTCAGCCCGCTGGACGCCTCGAAGTGGGTGCTGTCAAACACGATGTCGCGGTCGTGATCGGTAAAGCCCAACCGAACGCCGTCATTTCGCGTGACCCGCCAACACCAGGCCAGAGTGGTAACGCCAGTATTGAGATGTGCCTGGAAATTGGGATCCAATTGCCTCACAGCTTTACCTCCACAATGGGGATGTGCGGAATCGATCCGGCCATGAAACTCTGGACGTTGACCTCGATTTGATCTGCGTTAAATCGGACTGGTACGTCGAATTCATAACCAGCCGTGATCGCTGCGCCCGCAGCCGGGATTGAGGCGGCAGCGAAGGTGATGAGCCCGGTGGTATAGTCGGCGGTAAAGGCCGCACCCTCGGCCCATACTGTTCCCGCCACAGCCACCAGAAGCGTCCCCTGAACAGGCTTCCTGATGGCTCGCGCATAGGGCGCAAACTGACTGCCGTAGGTCCTGATCAGCTGGAATGTAGCCGATGCGCCATCTCCAGTAGCGACAAACTGATCGGCCGCCGAGGGCGATGCGGACGGCAGCCCGGAGCGGAAATCGGCGTAGTCCTTCCAACGAAACCCGTAAAGCTGGGCGCGCCGCTCCTCGAAAAAGGCGAGGACAGCATTCATATCGTCGAGCCCGCGTACCCCATAGCCTGCGTTGTAGCTGCGGCGCGAATCCGCCCACCGGCTGTTGCGTTCCTCAAAACCCGACGACAGCGTGATTATATCGGTCCGCCGTTCGGGGCCACCGGTCGCGCCCTTGGAGATGTTGGTTGGAAAGCGGATTTCGTGAAACAGCATTGCGACGTCCCCCGCCAATTAAAGGTTGCGCTGGCCAAGCGAGAGCGAGCGCTGCATCATCGCGGCGATCTGCGTCGAGGAGCGCTGGAATCCGGAAACATCCGGTGTACTGATGTTAAAAGTGATGTTGCTGCCACCGGAGCCGCCGCCGGCCCGCACCCCAAGTTGGCCGTCCGTACCCCGCGTCAACGGCAGGATCGCCTCGGCCCCCTGCTCGCCGGCGATTGCTGCCTGGCCGTTGCCGAGCGGAAACGTGACCGGGGACGAAATGACACCACCATCGGCAAAGGGCGTCGGAACTGCCCCTCCGGTTCCCCCGCCGCCGCCAGTAAGGAGCGAACTCAGCCCGCCGATGGCTTGATCGAACACGCTGCCAATGCCGCTGGTCAGCGGCTTGAGTGCGGCCTTGAGCGCCAGATCGGAAAAGCTTTGGGCGAGAGATTTGACAGTCGCGTCAAGGCTTTTCCCTTTCGCAGCAACCTGATCAAACGCGCCGACGAGCTTGGAGGCGAACTGGTCACCCAGCGATCCCATCCCCTGAAGCGAGTTCTGCAGTTGATCCGTACTTGCTGCAATCTCTGAGGTGACAATGTGTATACTGTGGGTTGTCATGGGTTCGATCTCACCCCTTCATCGCTGTCATCGTTATCGGGATATTCAGCCATCAGATCATCCAGCTCGGAGCGACTCGGCCCGCGCCGGAAGCGCCCCCGCCCGTAGTGGCCGGCCAAAGCGGCATCGAGTTCGCGCGGTGTCATCGCCCAGAAATCGCACGGTGCCAGCTTCAAGACGCCAAGCCCGAATGCCATCGCGGCATCCCAATTAAACGGAACACGGGGCGTGTTCACGTCGCAGCCTCGTCGCCGCCGAACGTGGCGCGAAGCAGCCGTGCCACGATGTCGATGAAGGATGCAGCCCCGCCGTCGGCCTGCATCTCGGCCACGGCGGCGTCATCGATCATGTGGCCACCAGAACGCAACCCCGCACCGATGATCCTGATGGCGTCGCGCGCCGCGATCCGGCCGCCGGAATACCTCTGAGCCAACGCCACCATGTCCTCGACACCGAATGCTGATTCCAGCTCGGCCAACGCGCCGAGATTCAACCAGAGCCGGTAAGGCACCCCGTCAAGCACGGCTTCGATCTCGCCACGACGATGATTTGTCATTGAACGTCTCCTTGCCCTACATCGAGGTGTAGGTCAGCGGGCCGGCCGATTCGAGCGTGACGTCAAATGTCATTTCAGCGTTGTATTGACCAACCAGATCAAGCGCGCTGATCTGGAAGTTTCCCTGGATGGTACCGAAGGTCGGGATAATGACCTGCCAAGTGCGGATCGTCCCTGTCAGGAACGTATCCCGCATCAGTGCGTCGGTTGTACTGGACGTGAACAGACCAGTGCCGGTGATCCGGGCGTTACGAACGCCCGCGCCCGCCAGCAGTTCCCGCCACATGCCAACCGAACCGGCGTTGGTCACATCGACCGTCGCGGCGTTGAGCGCGAGCGTTCGCGTGCGCAGGCCCGCAACCGTAATGAAGGTGCCTGCACCGGTCTGGTCGACCTTCAGCAACAGATCGGCACCGCGTTGAGCTGCCATGACGTGATTTCCTTTCGGGGTCTAACTATGGCGTGGGAGCCGGGGCCGGGGCGATGGTGACAGCAGCGATCGGCTGTGTCGTTGCCCGGTAACGGACGAGGCCGTGGATAGTTATGCCATCCGCCTCCCGCCTTATGTCGCTGAATTGCTGCCGTAAATTGACGAGGTTATGGCCGCCGAGGCTCAATCTGGCGGTATGCAGCGTATCACGCAATGCACCCATGATGGACTGCGCCTCGCTTCGTCCGCCATAGGACGACCATACATGCAGCGTCATGATGTGCTCTTCGCCATCCTCCGTGCTGGTGCCCCAATCGGTGGTCGAGGTTTGGCCCATTGTCACAAACGGATAGGCGGCCGCGTGAGGTACGTCGTCATAAATGCGTACACCTCCCAACAGCGCCGTCAGCGCCGCATTGGATGTCAACGCCGAATAGACAGCCTGTTGCAGTTGCCAGCTTGCCGACCCACTCACTGATTTCGCTCCTCTGCCTGCACACGCATGAACGGCTCCGATCCGTCGCGGTCCAGGACCGCCCAGATGACAAAAATGCGCGCACCCATGGCTAGTCGCATGGCAGGACCGATATCCATGCGCTTACGAATTATAAACTCGTGCGTGACCCGACCTTGCAGGCTGTCGGTGATCACGACTTCGGTACCGCTCAGAGTTTGCATCTGCGCCCAAAGCTGCGCGACCGGGTGCCAGGTCACGGCAAAGCCGCCACCGCCGTCCGGGGCCGTGGTGGGAGACTGCAGCGTGACTCTCCGGCGCAACGCGCCAATTTCGGGCTTGCTCATAGCCGCCTCACGCGGTAGGGAGAAATCAGATCACGCACCATCTCTGGCAGCCCGATATTTGGCACGCCCGCTTCGCCCAGTTGCCGGTGCTCGTACCAATGCGCCGTTAACAGCATGATTGCGATACGGAGGGCCGACGGGACGTCGGCGGGAGTTGCTCCGTGTCCGCAGGTGAAATCGATGGCCACGCCGTTCGCCTGCTGCAGCGGCACCGGCCAGGCGAGCGAGCCGCGGCGGATCAGGCGCGGCGGCGAGCCCAAGCCATCCAGCATATATCGGCTCGGCGAAATGACCGTGAAGCTGCCGTCAACTGCGTAGACCCGCACCTGGTCGACCGATTGCACCGGAGCTATCGGCAAGTTGACAGCGAACCCGGCCGGCCAGGCATCCAATAGATAGGTGTAGGACTGGGTAATGAGTGCACGCCCCAATCCCCGTTCCAGTTCCGATCGGGCGCCGGTGATCAGACTGTTGATGAGCGCATCGTCGTCGGCCACATCCACACGCAAGTAGAGCTTGGCGTCGGCCAGCGCCACGGGTTCCTGCGCTGGCGGAGCAGTAAGCACAATTGCCATGATTCGGGCCTGTTTTGTTGATTGGCGACGCAACGCTGTGCTAATCGGCCGCCCGCGCGGGGAGGGCGCGCGGGCGGCCTTGTTGGCACGGCGGCGTATTCGGCGGCGCCGTGCCTAGATCGTCAGCTGACGTCGAACTTCAAGAGCTTGATGGCGTCGAAGTTCTGCACACCTCCGCCCACGCGCTTGGTCGTGTAGAACAGGACGTAGGGCTTGACGGTGAACGGATCGCGCAGGATTCGGATGCCGATGCGATCGACGATGAGGTACCCGCTGGCGAAATCCCCGAACCCGAGCGCGAATGCGCTTGGGGCGATGACAGGCATATCCTCGGATTCCGCGATTGGGAAGCCCATGAGCGTGGCCGGGCCATCGGGCCCTAGCGCCGGTGCCCAAAGGTAGTCGCCCATATTGTCCTTCAACTTGCGGATGGCTCCTTGCGTCGAACGGGACATGATCCAATGCGCGTTCTTGCGGAAGCCCGCCTTCAGCGAATAGGTGAGATCGAACAGCTTGTCGCTCGGGTTCGCGGCCGGCAACGCGCCGGCGACGCCGGTTGCAACGTATCCCAATGATCCCCAGGCGTAGGATGCTTGCGCAACAGTTGGATAGCTCAGAAAGCCCTTGGGCTGAGAAAGGCCGTTGCCCACAACGAAGGCGGTGCCTTCCTGCTGTGCGAAGGTGATCTTCACCTCGTCGGCAATCCATTGATCGATATTGACAATGGAATCGTCGAGCAACTGGCTTGAGGCGGCTGGCATGGCATAGAGCTCCATTGTCTGGAAACTCATCTGCGCAAGGCTCGACGTCGACGTTTGGGCGGGCACGGCAGTCTCGGCGACCCAGCCGGCTGCAAAGCCGCTGGTCGAGAACGCCTTGTTATAGACATTGCTCGAGACCTGCTGAACGGTGGCGATCGCACGGATGGGAGAGATGTCGCGCATGGCCCGCGTCACCGCCGCTTCAGTCTCGGGCGGCACCAGATAGCCTCCGTCCGTTGACGAACCGATCGAGAGCGCCTTGGCCTCGAGCGCGGCGAGATTGCCAGCTTCGCCCTTGCGCACGTACTGTTCAAATGCTGCCTTGTGCTGCAGCGAAGCGGACGAGCGCGGTTGACCATTGCCACCGAGCGATGGGCGTGCCTGCTTCAGCAGGAAGCCATCGATCAGTTTGCGTTGTTCATCGAGAGCAGCGTTGATGCGATCGGCCTTCTCGTCACTGATCACATCGGCCGAGCCGCGCTTTTCAATTTCAGCCAGGCGCCGTTCGTTGTTGTCCTTGAAAGCCTCCCAGCCACGCATCATTCCTTCGTAGGCTGAGGTCATGTCAGCGGAGGGGATGGCTTTGCGCTCAGGAGCGGGCGTGAATGTCTTATCTGTCATCGGGTTCTCGTCTGTTGGCTGAGGGGTTGGCTGAGTTCGAAGA